GCAAAAGCAGATGTACTTAAACGATTGCTTACAGGACCGTTTGCAAAGGTACCAATCCGATGGGGATTAACAGGCACAATCCCAAAAGAGGATTGGGCCTATGTATCATTAGTTGTTAGTTTAGGTGGTGTTGTAAACCGCTTAAAAGCGTCAGATTTACAAGATCAAGGTGTACTTGCAGATTGTAAAGTAAATGTCTTGCAATTACAGGACACAATACAGTATAATAATTATGCTAGTGAGTTGTCGTATCTTACGACAAACGAAACTCGCATGGATTATATTACAGAATTATTAAAAGATATTATTAAAGGCGGTAATACATTAGTATTAGTTGATCGTATTAAAGCCGGAAAAATACTCCAAGAAGGATTAGGAGATGAGAGCGTTTTCATATCAGGTTCGGTTAAGTCAGCAGACCGACGAGAACAATACGATGAAGTACAAACTGCTGACAACAAAGCAATTATTGCTACTTACGGGGTTGCATCTGTTGGCATCGATATACCTAGGATATTTAATTTGGTCCTAATCGAGCCAGGTAAAAGTTTTGTCCGTGTCATACAGTCAATCGGTAGAGGAATTAGAAAAGCAAAAGATAAAAACTTTGTCCAAATTTGGGATATAACCTCTTCTGCTAAGTTTTCTAAAAGGCATCTAACTGAACGTAAGAAGTTTTATAATGAGGCTCGGTACCCTTACACAATAGAAAAAATAAAATGGTGATATGCTATTACATACATTAGAACATGGTGTATACGACATAGATCGTATACCAGAAGAAATAGATAATATATATTATGGAGTATTAGATTATAGTGACCAAAATGCTCCTGACTTTATATATTGTCCTTTAGTATTTTTAGAAAGTTTTAGTACACCTTGTTTAGAAGTTGAAATAGGAGGAAATAGATTTCATATGCCATTAGATTGGCATATTGTTATTGCAGATAGATATACAGGCGAAAGCGAGTTGTTATCGCTAGTTCATTGTGCAGGAAGAAGATTTTCAGCATTTTGTTTGGATATGAGTAATAGTAGTATTATGCCAGACTTTGGTGATTTAGATGTTGTTAATGTTTATACTGAGAAAAAATGGTATGTGCCTAAATTAAGAGTTGGTCATATATTAGCAGTACCTGTTAATCCTAAAACTAATATTTGTGCATTTTTTGTTAAAGATATACAAAAGATTCCTGAAGTATTAGATTTTGAAAAGTTATGGGTATAAGGGGAACAATAGTTCCCCTTTTGGATTATCAGTCTGCTTCGAAATCGTCTGCACTGGTAAAGGAAGTATCTGTACCTGCTTCTTCAATTTCAACTCTGTCATCAGAGGCATCAGTTGTGAATGTCCATGGCATAGTTGTGCCTGAATCAAGCATAACTCTACGTCCAGTAATTTTTGTAACTTGGCGAATTGTTCCACCGTCGTCTTTTACTGTTACAGTCATTTCGCCTTCGGCTAAACTACCTTGGGCTTTATCAACTAATTTGCAAGTTGCATATGTGGAACCATCATAGCACTTATATCGCTTGGTTCCTTTTTGAGCAACGATCCAGCCGTTTACTTCGGCCGTTCCATTATGATAACGACATTTTAGTTCGTTGCCAGCATCTGGTGAACCTATATGTCTTTTAGCAATTGGTCTTCCCATTTGTTTCTCCTAATGTGGGTTCTATCCACTACGGGGTTGGTGCCCCATAAAGGTTGTAATTTCAACCTAAATCGTGTATTATATATTTATTATGAAAAAGATTGACCTTAAATCGATGTTAGGAGCAGTTGATAGACGTAACAAGGATTTTTACGAGCAACTATCCGAAGAACAAGAAAAAGAATTTAGTCCGTTTATGGTATTACGTTGGACTAGTAGTGTTAAAGGTAGCAAGCAATTACAATCGCATTATTTAACATATGCTAATGAACTATTAAACAAAAATTTTTCAGTTTTGTACAAGCATAAAAAGTTATTTTGGCAACTAGCATCTGTAATTGGATTGGGAAATAATCAATTTCATCCGTGGATAGGTCCAAGTAAAAAGAGTAAAAAGGATGAACTTACAAGCAAATTAAGTGCTTTGTATCCAGGATTAAATCAGGACGAATTAAATATTTTATTAAGTAATAAAAAAGCAGTTCAAAAAATGTTGGATGAAATAGATGGCAAAGTTTAAATGTAGTTTTTGCAATCGTGAATTTGTAAGAGAGACAACATTAGCATCGCATTCCTGTCCTAAAAAATTATACCATACTGATAAAGATGAAAAGTATATGATTATAGCATTATGGTGTTATAATAAATTTCTTGCTAGAAATACTTACAGACAAGCAGATATAACAAAGTTTTTAGCATCACGACATTACATGGAATTTATTAAATTTGCTAGATACTTACTAGAAGCACAAATTAAAAATTATCAAGAATTTATGGATTGGATTTGTGATAATAATATTAAAGTAGATCATTGGAGAAAAGATAGTACGTATGACAAGTTTATTAAGCAACATGCATTAAAAGAATCGTGTCAAAGAGCATTAGAAAAATTTGTATTATGTACACAAGACTGGGCAGAACAACAAAGTAAACCAATGCAAGATTTTTATATAGAAGTTAATTCACCTACAATATTAAAACTTATACGTGATGGCAAATTAAGTTTATGGATTGCAGTTGGTACAAATTTTGGAAAACAGTTACTATCCAAAATGGAAGATAGTGAACTTAAACATTTAGATAATTGGATCGGTGACGATTTACCAAAATGGAATCGTTTATTTGATAAAAATAAAGACGATCTTAACTGGGCTGATAATGTAATTACAGAGATGAAGTTTAATGGCGTTTAATACCGATGTTGATATTGATGTAGCAGATAGGGATAAAGTATTAGATTTATTTAAACATGTTCCTGCAAAGCTCACAGATGATAAGAAACATAAAACGGGTGTTTATTTTCATAATGTACCAACTGATCATTTAAATGGTACTTGTGCTATTGATTATAAACAGGCAGACAATCTTGGATTTTTTAAGTTAGACGTAATTAATAATAGTGCATATAAAGATATAGATCCAACTAAGTTAGAGGAATTAATTTCAAAAGAACCAAATTGGGATTTGTTGTTGGAAGAAAAAGTAGTCAAGAAACTGTTTCATGTGCATGATCATATTGACATATTGCGAAAGTTAAAACCAAAAAGTGTCGAACAATTAGCCGCGGTATTAGCAATTATAAGACCAGCAAAACGACAATTATTGGAAGAAACATGGCAACAGATAGAACAAACTGTGTGGAAAAAACCAACAGACGGTACATATTACTTTAAAAAGTCTCATGCTATAAGTTATGCAATACTTATTGTAATGCAATTAAATTTTATTGTTTCTTAACTAATTCTATAGTTCGTCGCTTAGTTCGTTTTTCGGAAATATTGAATAAATTAATTTCATGACCTCTGTCAATAGTTGTGTTTTTTGCTGAAAGTACCATTAAGTACGGATAGAATTCTTTCATATCATTATATAGAAAAAACGTTATCGGAATCTTTCTATTTGATTCCCACCACCAAGTTTCGCCTAATGTAATAAAGGTTTTCTTAAGGTTGGTTTGTCTTATAGAATTATAATCAAAAAACATGACAAATGCTGAGTCACTTTGTTGTATGATTCCTAAATATTCTTTATCATTAGATCTAATGATACTTAAGAAAGGGAATCGTTTTAAAATCTGCTCGTAGTCCATAAATATTATATAATGGGGTAAATCACTGTGAATATTTATACTTTTACCAACACGTATTTTTTAGAAGACAACCCCGCAAAAGGTGCCTTGACAATGCAAGCAGGAAATGTTAAAATAATAAAAAGTGTAGCAAATACAGTTAATTTTCAAGTTAAAGACAAAGATAGAAAAGCAGTAAAGATTGATAACTTGTCTGTATATGCTAATATATTGAATACTGACGGAACACTAATAAAAAATATTAAGTGTATTAAAAATACTGTAACTGAGGGAAATTTTGATTTGATTACTGCCCAAGGTGATTTTGAACATACAGATCCAGGAATGTATAGGTTAAGTTTTTATACAGAAGATTCAACTGGAGTTAAAAAACCATTGTTTACAAACCTAGCAGGCACTGGTAATTTAAATGTAGAAATCGAAGACTCAATTATAGCATCGCCAATAGATAGTATTACAGTTTCAACATTTAATGAAACTAGTGGCGGTTCGGGTATATTTGAAAGTTCTTCAATTAGAGTACACGAAGTTGCAGATAAACATGGGTTAATTACTTTTGTTGCATACCTAAATGCTTATTTTGGTAAACTATATGCATATGGAACATTAGATGATACAGTTTCAGGTAGTAGTGCATGGTTTGCAATACCTTTAGGATCAATAACTGATTATGCAGATTATACATCTGCTACAACAAAGTTAGATCCATTTAATTTAACTATTGCAACAAAATATATAAAATTTCAGCATGTACCAGATGCAAGTAACGCAGGAACATTAACCAAAATTTTAGTACGAGCGTGATACTAGATTATGTAAAGACATTACTTCCTATCAATACTAAAGTTAGTCCAAGTGGCTGGCATACCATGAATTGTCCTGTATGTACATTCAATGGACAAACTCGACCTGACACAAGAAAACGAGGAGGTTTTAACTTTAATAATGATGCAGTAGCATATCATTGTTTTAACTGTGGATTTAAAACATCTTGGCTTCCGGGCAGAAAAATTACATCTAAATTTAGAGTTTTATTAACTAATCTCGGCGCAACAGATAATGATATTAAAAAACTCATATTTGCATCAATGCAAATAGAACCTGACAAAGCACAAGTTACATTTGATTCATTAGCAATACCAGGACAATGGAAAGAAGAAAAACTACCAATTAATGCTAAACCAATATTAGATTGTGAAGTAACAGATGAGTTTACTAAAGCATTAAAGTATCTTGAAAAACGTAGTTTGTTAGATGCAGGTAAATGGTACTATACAAGTGAAAAAGTTTACAATTTTAATGAACGTATAATTTTACCATTTGAATATAATAATAAATTTGTAGGCTATACTGCTAGGTTATGTAAACGTCCTAAGTCTAGGAGCATACCAAAATATATTACAAAATCGCCACAAAGTTTTATATTTAACTATGATCAGCAAACCAATGTTAAATATACGATTGTGTGCGAAGGACCGTTTGATGCATTAATGGTTAATGGTGTTGCAGTTTGTGGAAATCATTGCAATAATAGACAAGTAGATTTATTGAATCATTTACCAACAACAAAAATTGTGGTACCAGATAAAGATGGAAAAGAATCCAACTTAATGGATATCGCAGTTGAGAACAATTGGCATATAAGTTTACCTGAATGGCCAGAAGGCATTAAGGACATATGTGATGCAGTAGCACATTATGGTAGATTAGAAACACTAATCACAATTTTGTATGCTAAAGAGTATAACAAAATTAAAATTAAATTGAAACAGAAAAAATGGCTGAAGTAGATTACACATACGATTTACAAAAAATGTTTATAGAATTTTTGGTAACGGAACCAGAACTATATGCAAGATGTAGAAATATAATTGACCCTAGTTTTTTTGATGCTACACTTAGAGAAAGTGTAGAGTTTATACAAACATACTCAAATGAACATTCTGCTATGCCTGGGTTTGAGGTGCTAAATGCAAAAACAAAAAAGAAGTATGAAAAAGCACCAGTTACTAAACATGAAATAGATTGGTTCTTAGGAGAGTTTGAACAATTTTGTAAACATAAAGCATTAGAAAAAGCAATTATAGAATCTGCTGATTTATTAGAAACACAAGATTATGGTACAGTAGAAGGTATTATTAAAGAAGCAGTTAGTGTAGGGTTGACAAAAAATTTAGGCACAGATTATTGGGAAGATCCGCTTGCTCGATTAACAGAATTAAAAGATAAAAATGGTAGTACAAGCACAGGTTGGAAAACAATAGATGACAAATTGTATGGTGGTTTTAATAGAGGAGAACTTAGTATATTTGCAGGAGGTTCCGGTGCAGGTAAAAGTTTATTCTTACAAAATTTAGCACTTAATTGGGTTGAAGCAGGATTTAATGTAATATATCTAAGTTTAGAACTTAGTGAAGGATTAACTGCGATGCGACTAGACAGCATGATAACCGGATATTCAACAAAAGAAATATTTAAAAATATCGACGAAGTTGAATTAAGAGTTAAAATGCATGGAAAGAAAAAAGGTAATTTACAAATTATACAATTACCAAATGGTTGTACAGTTAATGATATAAAAGTTTATTTAAAAGAATATACTACACAAACAGGTATAGAACCACAATGCATACTAGTAGATTATTTAGATTTAATGATGCCAGCACAACGGAAAGTACCGCCAAGTGATCTGTTTATTAAAGATAAGTTTGTTAGTGAAGAACTTAGGAACTTTGCAGTAGAAGGAAATTATTTGTTTGCAACGGCATCACAGTTAAACAGAAGTGCAGTTGACGAAATAGAATTTGATCACTCACATATTGCAGGAGGACTTAGTAAAATACAAACGGCAGATAATGTTATTGCAATTTTTACTAGTAGAATAATGCGAGAACGTGGTAGAGTGCAAATACAATTTATGAAAACTAGATCCAGTAGTGGTGTAGGACAAAAAGTAGAATTAGATTTTGATATTAATACACTAAGAATACAAGATTTAGCAGATGATATGGACGAAACACCTCAAGAAAACTTGTATGATAAGTTAAAAAAGACGTCAACAATGCGGGACGAAACACCTACAGAAAGTGTAACTGTTGACCAAACAGATAGATTAAAATCATTAATTAAAAAGATTAACTAGATAACATTGTTAAAAATGTTAAAATTACTTGATTATGCTCGCGAGTTAGTTGCCTTCCGCTACCTAGCATACCAAGTGCCTGGCGAACTTCGTCAGCATATGCAGGATCAGGAACAACTTGACCAATCATACCTTCAATTGCTTGCATATTAATTGGAGGTAGTTCTTGTTGTTGTGCTGGTTGTTCAATAATATGTGTCAATTTCATATAAATATTTATAACAGGATCTATATATATGCAACGTAGAACAAAAAGTCTTTTGCAAGAGATTAATGAAGTAATACCTCCTAAGAATAAAGGTATGGTTATTGAATCTCGTGGACAACATCTTATATCAACTGTTACTAATTTAATTGATATGATTTACGAAACATACGATAAAGAAATAGCACTAGATATACACAGAAGGCTTTTAATTAGTATTAAAAACCAAGATCCAAAAAAATTCTTAACAGGAATTAAAAGGGCATCGAGTAATGAAAATATCTGAAATAGTTCAAGAAGGATTTGGTCGATATCATTATAAAGCAACACCAGATGGTAACTTTTCATATAAAGGCAAAACATATAGCAGTGAACAATTAGCAAGGCAAGCCGAAAGAAATGACAAGGCAGCCAGAATGTCACAAGGCAAAGATTATAAAGATCAAGATGGCAGTCCTTTAACAGACCCATGGGGCAAGCAAGTAAGAAAAACAAGGAAGACTGGATAATACATGAAAATATCCGAGATAGAATTCACTGGAAGTAGAAAGCGAGCAATGAGAGGTCCGAGACAAGATCGTAAAATTCAAAAGGATTTTACTGAATTAGATGTAATTGACAAATTAAAAGAAGATCCAAAAGATCCGTTTTCTACAGATGTATTTCCACCAAGTGGCGGAACATATGATATTAAATCATTACAAAGTAATGTTGCTAGGCAATTAAAAGAACTTGCTGATAGTATTGCAACCGCAGATATAGATCAACCTGCTGATCCATTTATGATAAGACGAGCATATAAATTATTATACAATAACGATAATCCAGTCTTTCAAGGTAAATTAGAAACATTGGTTCAAGCATATGATAAACTTGCCCGACAAAATAGATATAAAAAACAGTTCGGAGATATTTAATGCTAGTCAGAGAGATTATATTAGAAGGCGGTAACGTCTTTGGAGGTAATACTGACCGCATTAATCGAGAAAATATTCAGCCTACCTTAGAAAGATACTTCGCAGAATTAAAACAAGTGTTTCCCAATGCAGGTATCTCATCCAATATGTTTCATCCTGTAGGATCGGTAGGTAAAAAAAGTTCAAGCGGAGATATAGATTTAGCAGTTGACGCAACAGAATTGTTTCCACAAGGTATAACTAGTCAATCAATGCAACGATGGAATATTGCCCCAGAAGAATTTGTTACACGATTTGATGCATTTAAAAAGCGAGCTCGTTCCTCAACAGACGAACAACTTGCTATGAAAACTGCATTAGTTTTAATTAGCGAATATATAAATGAACATGCTCCTAATATACATATGGAGCCTAAAAAAGCAAATCCGGGCAATGCATTTGGTATGTTTCCTCAATACGATCAAGAAGGAAATAATTTAAACATAGGCATACAAATTGATTGGATGGTAGGCAACTTAGATTGGCTTAAATTTAGTTACAGTTCAGACGAATACGACGAAACGAAAAATGTTAAAGGACTACATAGAACGCAATTAATGTTAGCTATGTTTCAAGCAATGGGTTATTCATTTAAACATGTTAGCGGTGTTACAAATAAAGAAACAGGCGAAGTTGTTGCACAAAGTTCAAACGAAGCATTAGCATTACTTAATAAACTATATGGTATCAGTTTAAATGTAAAACAATTATCAAATTATTATACATTACATGATGCAATTAAAGGACATTCTGCATATGATAATGTAATGAAAATTTATCTAAAAATATTAGATAGTACACGAACAGATATACCAGACGATTTACAAGAATATTGGTTAGCACATAAAGATGAATATGGATTAACTGGAAAGTTTTTACCTGACAATAGTAACCTTAGGAAATACATATAAAGATGTAGCAACCCAC